GTAAAAACGCTAAGAGACCTTTCCTTCATGTACGTTATAGAGCTTCAGAAACTGAAGACAGACGTTACAAGACTTGGATAACAGGTTCAGCAGGTGGAGCAGCTACTACAGACATTGATGAGATGAGAGTTAACTTCTTATCAGAAAGATGTGTTTGTGTTATGGGTGCTAACAACTTCGTATTATTTGAAGAATAATACCTATATATATTGATAAGGGTGCCTTCGGGCACCCCTATCTTTTTATTTATTAATTGAATTAAATTTTACTGAAATGAAAGAAAAAAAAGAATTAAAAAACAGAGTCTATAGACTCAAAAGAGGAGCAGCTCCATTGAGCTTTATGCTTCCTTCCAAAAGCTCCAAGCGTAGACCCTTACTTTATTTTGATGAAGATACAGGGGAGAATAGAGAAATCAGATACGCAACTAATCAACCGAGTCCTTTTAAAGATGAGCAAGATGGCAACGCTATTGTAAGACCAATTATTTTTGAATCAGGATTACTAACAGTTAGAAAAGAAAACCAAGCATTACAGAAATTTTTAGCCTATCACCCTTTAAATGGTAAAAAGTTTGAAGAGGTAGACACAGCGAGAGATGCAGCTCAAGAGGTTGCAGAGATGAATGTAGAAGTAGATGCTTTAATTGCAGCTAAACAAATGACGGTAGATGTAATGGAAAGTGTAGGTAGGGTATTACTTCAAGGTGATGTCAATAAGATGTCAACGGCTGAATTGAAAAGAGATATGTTAGTATATGCTCGCAATTATCCTGCAGAATTTTTACAAGCTATTGATGACCCTGCATTGAAACTTCATTCTACTATACAAAAGTTCTTTGAAGAAAGATTAATAACATACAGAAATAAAAAGAAAGATGTATACTTTAATCTTCCTTCTAATAAAAAGAGGCTTTTAACTATTCCTTTTGGCGAAGAACCTTTGCGTGTAATGTCGGCTTATTTCAAGACTGATGAGGGAGTGGAGAAGTTAGAATACTTGGAAAAATTGCTTGATTAAATTTTGTATCTTTATACTTTATTAACCTCATAAATTTTTTTATTATGAACAAGTATGGAGAAATAACCACAACGGATGGTCTTGGAGTACAAACCTCAGGACTTATTTCATTAACCAATGTTGCATCTTGCTATCTTGACGCAGCAGATGATGTAATCATTGATTATAATAACGGTTCGAGTATCACTATAACAGGTGGGCTTGTAGCATTAGTACAAGCAGACGCAGATATAGTGTTCGGTGTTATTAAACAAGCTCAACAACAAAAGTGGAGCAAGGTAAAGTATACGATACCTGCATTAAGCGAAGACGTAAACGCAGTAACATTCACCTTTTAAAACTTAGAAACTATGAATAAATTTTTAAAAATGGGAGATTATGTTTTTGGAGGAAGTGTAAACTATGTTGGTGTAAGTGGAGGAACTTTAACTCTAAATTATGACGACAAGCAAATTGACCTTACAGGAGCAGGAAGTTTTGGAGCAGCAGATAAAACTGCAGTTGAAAACGCACTTGTAGCTGTTTGGGCTCAATCGTATACTGACTCAACCATTGACGTAACCTTAAGTCAAGCAATAACAACAGTTGCATAACAATTGTTTTGTTAAAGAAATGAAGAGAGGGCTAAAAAAAATAGTCCTCTTTTTTTTTTGTTTATCTTTGTAAAAAAGATTTATAGATGATAAACTCAGTCCGAAACACGGTATTAGCTATACTTAATAAAAATAATTATGGATACATATCTCCACAAGATTTTAACCTTTATGCTAAACAAGCTCAGTTAGATATCTTTGAGGATTATTTTTATCAGTACAACTATCAAGTCATTAAAGAAAATGCAAGGCAATCCGGTACCGGATATGCAGATATTAAAAAGGGATATGAAGAAGTTATAGATTTGTTTTCAGTAACTGATTTTTTATTACATAGTTATAATAATACATTCTTTACTCCAAGTTTAGCCACAACAAATAGTGATTACTATTTGCTTAATAAAGTTCTTGTATACCCTACGATATTGGCATCAGGCACAAACACCTTAGTTCAAGTTAATGATTTGGTAGATGGAGGAGCAACATTCGTAGCTGATGGTGTTGAGGTGGGTGATATAGTTGCAAATACCACAACTAACCAAACAGCATTTGTTTCAGTAGTGACGGCTACTACTTTAACTTTAGTAGATGCTTTCGGAAATCCGGCAGATATATTTTTAAATCTTGCTGAGTCTTATCTAGTTTATGATGCGAGTGTAGTTGCAGAAGCAGAAAAAGTTACTCATAGTAAAATCACTTTACTTAACAGGTCTTTACTTACTACTCCAAACAATTTATATCCTGCATATACACAACAAGAATCTTTACTCACGGTATTCCCAAATAGTATTAATGAAGTGGGAGGAGTGCAATGTCAATACATTAGATATCCTAGAGACCCACAATGGACTTATACTACTTTGACCGGAGGAGAACCTGTATTCAATCAATCGAATCCATCGTATCAGGATTTTGAATTACCGATAGATGATGAGTATGCATTAGTGATGAAGATATTACAGTTTGCAGGTATGTCGATTAGGGAAGTAACGGCTGTTCAGTTTGGAACACAATTAGACCAATTAGAAAATCAAGAAGAAAAATAGTAGACTATGACTTATATATCAGCTTATCAATATTATGAAAACGGAGGTAATCCACCTGAGAATGCTAATTGGGGGTCATATCAATATGTCAGTTTAGAAGACATAGTTACTAACTTTCAGTTAATGTACGCAGGAAATCATTCATTGGTTAACAACGAAGAAAGATACAGAATTTTATTCCATGCAAAACGAGGGATACAAGAATTAAATTATGATGCATTCAAAGAAATTAAAATTTTAGAACTTGATGTGTGTAACACATTAAGATTTGTACTACCACCTGACTATGTTAATTGGGTGAGAATACAAGTATTTAGAGATGGATTATTATATCCATTAGTAGAAAACATACAGACAAATTATAGTGATGCCTATCTTCAAGACCACGATTGTAGAATTTTATTCGACCAAGATGGAAATGTATTGAAGCCTCAGTATTCAGATTTAGATTATGAAAGAATTACGTCAGGATTAAAAAGCATTTACTTAAATAAAAATAGTATTTTCTATGGCTATGAAGGTTGGTGTTGTGATGGGTATTGGTATTTTGATTATGCAATTGGAGCAAGGTTTGGGTTAAACACCGAGACAGCAAATGCTAACCCGACTTTTTCTATTGATAGAAAAGGGGGAGTAATTAATTTTAGCTCCGGTATGGCTAACGAAAAATGTATCTTAGAATATGTATCAGATGGTATGGAGAATGGTGACGACTCATTGGTTACGGTAAATAAATTATTTGAAGATTATATTTATGCATATATCGAATATGCTATTCTAAGTTCAAAGGTTGGTGTGCAAGAGTACATAGTTAATAGAGTAAGAAAAAAGAAAGCTTCATTGCTACGCAACGCAAAAATTAGAATAAGCAATATACACCCGGGAAGATTGTTAATGAATCTTAGAGGTAGAGATAAATGGATAAAATAGTATGGCAAATACAAGCAGAAACTTTGTAGCAGGAAAAATGAATAAGGGTCTTGATGAAAGACTCTTACCTAATGGGCAGTATATTGATGCTGTTAATGTTCGTTTGGGTTCAACTGAGACTACGGAAATTGGTGCAGTTGAAAACTCCAAAGGTAATGAGCAATTAACTACCCTTAATTATGATGGAGTAGCTCTGTCAGCAGACGCTATCTGTATTGGAGCTTATGCTTTGGGAGAACAAGAAACAATGTTTTGGTTTGTTCATGACCCATCGTATACACAAGGCGCAACAGGTAAATGTGATATGATAGTATCATTTAATACTAACACTCAAACTTTAGTTTATCATGTGATTAGTATTGATGATGGAGGAGGTGTAAACACTACTTTAAATTTTGACCCTGAGTATTTAGCTTTAGGAGTAGATTGGGTAGATAACCTTTTATTTTTTACCGACAACAATAACCCTCCTAGGTTTATTAATATAGAAAGAAACTACGCTAATCCTAACGGAAGCTTTGTAGACCAATTTACTGCAGAAGCTTTATTAGTAATTAAGCGTCCCCCTTATACAGCACCATCAATTGTACCAACATCCGGAGGACAGAATAATTATTTAGAAGATAGATTTGTTTGTTTTGGATATAGATATAAGTACGCAGACAATGAGTATTCTGCAACATCACCTTTTTCACCTCCATCTTTTATACCCGGTCCTTTTTCTTTTTCTACGGCAACGTATTTGAACGAAGGAATGTTGAATACCACTAACATTGCTGAGATAACTTATAACTCAGGTGGAGAATTAGTGGTAGCAATAGACTTGTTATTCAAAGATATGAATACAGGTACAATAAAAGTTATTGAAAAACTTGATAAGGCAGACCTAGGTATACCTGATAATAGTGAGGAGCTATATACTTTTAGTAATAGTAAAATTTTTACTATACTAGCTGACTCAGAAATTCTAAGACTTTATGATAATGTACCATTAAAAGCAAAGGCTCAAACCTTAATGGGAAATCGATTGATGTATGGAAATTATTTTGAAGGTTATGATTTAGTTGATGCTGACGGCATCCCAATAAAATTAGAATACACTACAGAATTATTAAGTGAAGCTGTAGAGTTTCAAGTTTTAGAATCATCCAAAAGTGCCGGAACATATACCATAGAGGCAGGACCGGCAGTAACTATAATTGACACCGTACTAGAAATAGACTTCACCGGTATAGATTTAGTTGCAGGTGCAAGTATTGCTATAGATATGGATTTAGTACACGACTCATGGGGAGCTACGGGTAATTCATTGACAGAAACTAATAGCAATATAGGACTTACATTTGTTTATATCCTTACACAAGACTATGCTTCTCTAGCAGACTTAGTTGCCGACCCTGCATTTACTGAGGCAATACAGTTACTTGAGCCGGTTTTTGCTGATGCATGTGATGGCACTTCATTAACTGATGAGTTTAATTGTGCTTTGCAATTAACATTAGATACAAATTACGAAAAAACAGGGACAGGTATAACAGGTATTAACGAACCATTTACGGTAGCCACAGATGCTCCGGGTAATCCCGACACTTTACTAATTCAAATCAACGCTGCTCAGTATGTTGATACTACTAATCCGGCAAACATAGCTTATGAATATCTTAATATTGCATTAGCTGAAGCCGAGTACACTAAGGTAGCTAATGCTACAAGCTTAAAAAGCAACAGAGGTTATGAGGTTGGTATTATATATTTAGATGAATACCTTAGAGCTTCAACAGCTCTAGTGAGTCCTAACAATACACAGTATGTGTCTTGCGACAAGTCTATAACTCAAAACAAAATTAGAGTAGAAATACCAACTACTCAGCTTCCACCTGCTTATGCTAAATATTATAAGCTATGCATAAAGCCTGATAAAGAAGGTTATGATATTATTTATACAAATTTATTCTTTAGAGACCAAGCTTTAGGTGCAACATGGTTTAGGCTTGAAGGGGAAAACTCGCAAAAGATAGAAGCCGGAGATACATTATTTGTAAAGGCTGATACCAATGGACCAAAGTTAAGATGTACAGAAGTAACTGTATTAGAAAAAGAGGCTCAACCGGCAGACTTTATAAACCCTTTCCCTGTGGATTCAGCCGGAGACCAAGCTGTAGTACCTAAAGGAACTTATATGCTTATTTCCACTAACCAAATTGCAACCGAGCTAGGAGATAATCCTGTGATATCGGACACTCAAGATGGTAGAGGAAATAGGGATGAGTGTCCTAGAGTATTTATGAATGTTTGTACCATTCCTAATCCTGACTATGACCCTGCAACTTATGACCCATTAGACCCTACAACTTGGGCATTTTTACCTATAGATATTCCTGCAGGTTCCACTATGCGAATAGAATATTTTAATAGAAGAAATGGAGGTTCAGGACAAGCGTGTGAACTTAGAGAATGTATATGGGAAACTACAGCTACAGCTTCTCAAGACTATGCTAGTGTAAAAGATTGGTGGGATGGGGATAATATATTTGGCTTAACAAGCCAAGCTGAATGTAGGACAGATACTTCTGACGCACCTTCTACTTGGTCATATGATTCTGCATTAGGTGGTTTTGACTACATTACTATTTTTGGATTACTTGTCCGTACTACTACAGATATTGGTTGTTCGTTGGGTACTAACTATATTAGATTTTTAGAATACGATGGAGCTGATACTGATTATTCAGGGCAGCAAACTCTAGCTATGACAGGTACCAAAGGGTGTGGAAGAAACAGAAATAGAAGGTCTACCTTAGATGTAGAAATAACAATTATTAGAACTAATACTTTAATTATTTTCGAGTCAGACCCACAAGATGCACAGCCTGATTTATGGTATGAGTCTAGTAAAACCTATCCTATTTTTAGTGAAGAGTGTTCTATTGAAATTAGTGTAGACGCAGCAGAGCCTAGTCCTTTAATAATAGAATATACGGTTCAAGGAGTTACGGAAAGTGTTACAGTAAATCCCGGAGCAACACAAGTGGTTTATGGAGACTGTGGTTCGGCAGCAGTTAGCGCAGGCACTCCTCCTGTAGACCCTGCTAATGTTACAATTACAGACACTCCTTTACCGGCAGCAATTCATACAGGTAATATTCAAGACCAAACTCCTACACAACCTGCAATAGTTGATAGTTTATTTTTTAATTGCTATACATTTGGTAACGGAGTAGAGAGTTATAAAATTCAAGATTCTATAATTGGGAAACCTTTAGAGCTTGGGAATAGGGTAACAAGTACCTCAGAACAGGACTATAAAGAAGCTCATCGATTTGCCGATATAACATATAGTGGAGTAATAAACGATGAAACTAATGTAAATAGATTAAATCAGTTTAATCTAGGGTTACTCAACTTTAAACCTCTTGAAGACAAATATGGTCCTATTACAGTTTTAGACGGGAGAGAGACTGATATATTATGTTTACAAGAAGATAAGATTTCTTATGTATTAACAGGGAAAAATTTACTTTCGGATTCTGCAGGTGGTGGGTCTATTGCTTCTGTACCTGAAGTATTGGGAACTCAGATAGCAAGAGTAGAAGACTATGGAAATAGTAATAACCCTGAAAGTTATGTTCAATGGGGTTCAGATAAATTCTTTACTGATGCCAAGCGTGGAGCTGTACTTCAGCTTAAAGGTAGTGCAGCACAAAATGAGCAGCTACTCATAATATCGGAGACAGGGATGAGGTCTTTCTTCAGAGATTATTTTATTGAAAGTTTTAATACTTTTAAGTTTGGAGGTTATGACCCTTATATGAATGAATATGTTTTAACTCGTTCTGATAGACTTCAACCTTCAGAGCCTGAGATTATTGAGTGTGGATTAACTCAAACTATACTTTGGACAGGAGAAAATGACCAACAATATATATATAACCTTGGTGCATTAGTAGGACCGGTAGATGTAACTGTCTTTGTGACAGGTTATGATGGGACTCCAATTCCAATATTAGGAGTTTATAATGGTGTTAATGTTATTAATGATGTCTTAAATGCAGATGGAGCATTTAGTTTTAACTTCGACAAAGATGTGGTGTCGGAAGAGGAATTGTTTTTACAATTTGGAGCTGTGCTGATGACTAACGATAATGTTACTATTGAGTTTACAGTAACTTGTCCTGACGCTCCATTAATAGATATTATTCAAGTAGCTGTTACCTCAAACAATGAAGCCGGTCAATTAATTCATGATGAATATAGATGGACCGATGGTGTATTTGTAAGTGCGTTACAGTCAGAGCAAGTTGTGTTTGGTGGAGGTACAGGTTTAATTGTATCTCAGTTTTCACAAACTCAAGCTCCACAAGGAGGAAACTTAGTACCTGCAAATGGAGCTACTATTAGGATTCTTAGTAATAAAATTATTCCTGATGGTGATGATTTTATTTTCAACCCTCTAGTAAATAAGTTTAAATATCTAAGAACCAATACGGTGTACACTAATAGTCAAGCTTCTGTAGCTGCATTACTAGCAAATCCAAGCACCTTAGATGCTACTCCTATTGTGGGTGGACCTAACACCTATGAGGCTTTATTTACTATGCCTGCGACTACAGATAATAAACTTTATTTAATATGGGATTACAGAAAACCAACCAATGTAGACTTATGCTACTCTAATGTTTCGGCATTTGAAGCTTGTTGTGATTGTGATGGAGAACCTGTGCCGGATGCAAATAGATTTGCTGCATTATGTATAGATGCAGAAGCAACTCCTGCAAGTGGTCAGCGAACAGAAGTAGTAATTCCACCAACATCGGGGGTTACTTCAGGTACATTTATTCAAATTACTTCAGACCCAAATTGTGTGTATGTAGTTGGTGCTGAAACGGTGAATGCGTCCAATGCAGTAGTTAGCACTATCCTTCCGACAATTACTGATTGTAATGAAGTATGTAGCACTTACACTTTAACAGGTGGAGTCGGTGGTGGTACCTATACTTATATAGATTGTAGTAGCACCTCTCAATCAGGAGAGCTAACCGAAGGAAGTACCATTCAAATTTGTGCAAGACAGTTAAGTTTAACTAATGTAACTGCAGAGATGGATTGTGGATGTATTCTTACTTGGGAAGTAGAAAGATGTTTACTACCTAACGCTACAGGTCCTGTGGTAACAGAATATATACAGCAAGATGGAGTAGTAATGATAGGAGATATTGTAACTTTACAAGGATTTGGTGCATGTACCTTTGAGGTAATACAATCGTCTAACATAGGGCAAACTGCAGTTTTAAATACTATCGTAGCAGAGTGTGCATGTGACGAGTATACTATTGAAAATGTAGGATTAGAAAGTGCAACCTTTACATATACAGATTGTAGTGACCTAGTACAAACAGTTACATTACTACCAACAGAGGTAGCTATTAGATGTGTTAAATCATACACCGTACCTCAAATCAACTTTAGTGTAACATGGTATGGATGTGGATGTTCAAGTTAAAAATTAAGATATGGCAGCAACTTTAGGAAATTATTATATAGACGGACCAACATTAGCGACAGCAACTGCAGTATATACCGATATTGATTTAACGATATGTGCAGCAGATGGATGGTATTCTGATGGTACAACTGTTAGATATCAATTTAATTGCCTTTTACAAGCAGCAGCTTCGTGTCCAAGTTGTGTAGCACCATGTACAACCACCATATCAGCTTCAGGAGGTACAGGGATTTATGACGTAACTTATTCTACAGGTGAGGATTTAGGAGCAATGTTAATATACTTTGACCCTCAAAGCGTCCCTGATGGTCTTAGAGCTATATTTGATGGAGTTACTTACAATGAAGTGACAAGTCCTAACTTTGGATATTTAGCATCTGCCACACCCGGAAATTATGTGGTGCTTGGAAACTCAGGTAGTGATTGTACCCCCGGAGTTGCAGTTACATTAAATGCAGGAGGATATACCAATTTAGATGAATATGAATTTAATCCTAGCACATTGGTTTTTGATTTAGTAGGAAACTCAGGAGTTGTTACCGGTACAGGAACAGATGTAAATTTAACAGCAGGTCCTCCGGGTTATTGTACAATGGTAATACCAAGACCAAGTAATACTGCTACCGAATGTCTAGTACAGATAGTAGGTTTTTGTAGTACAGCATGGGATATTGAAATTGCTTGTCCCGAACCATTAACTTCTACACCTCTAGGAGTGGAAGGAGAAAATTGTGCTGTTACCGAAGATATATTTTATGCTGCACCAAACAGAGGAGGTACAGCAGGTGAGCCTGCTATATTTGAGTTTGCCTTTACTGATTCTAGTGGGGTAACAAAATTAGCTGCAGGTGACTACACAATAAATCCACCATCAGGTCAAAAACAAATGACGGTGGATGCTAACGGAGTAATAACTAATTTAGTAAACTGTCCATAATATGATACCAATAACCGACCAAAATAAATGTACTATTACTTATAGCGAAGACTCGAAAGGATTTCCTTCATTCTATACTTATTGTCCTGAATTTATAAAAGGAATGAATCAATATTTATATACATTTAAAAATGGAAATTTGTGGAGACATAATACAAATGAGACAAGAAATGAATATTATGGAGAGCAATATCCTTCACGAATTACGAGTGTATTTAACGAGCAACCATTAGAAAATAAAATATTTAAAACTTTAAACCTTGAAGGTGATGATGCGTGGAGTGCTACTCTACAAACAGATATACAGATTGATGGAGAAATAGAGGCAGCATACTTTGAACAAAAAGAAGGAGCGTGGTTTGCGTTTGTAAGAAACGATGGACCAACAGGACCTAATACAGATGAAAGTCAATGGGAGTTAAGAAGCGTTAACGGTATTGGCGTTGGTGATTCCTTCAACACGGCTGACCCTGCTAATGTAATTATAACTTTTCCGGCAGGCATAAGTGTGGGAAGTATAATTAGTGTCGGAGACTTTATGTATTTCGCTATAGCTCCTAACTATGACACCCCTCAGTTTGCAGGAGTATTAACAAGCATAACAAGAAATGGAGCTGTATATACTATTACAATAAATTCGACAATTAACCCTCCGTTCCCTTCACCACAGCCTACAGTTTTACCTTTAAGTAATAATTATTGGTTCTTTATTAAGAATCCTATAGCTGAATCTCACGGAGTTTTAGGTCATTATTGTGTGTTTGAGCTAACATTGGATGTTACAACCCCATCGGAGTTATTTGTTGTAGAATCGGATGTAATGAAAAGTTTTCCTTAAATTTAGTATCTTTGCTACATGGTTGATGGACATGAATCAGTCCTTGCAAAAAAGGTATTAGGAGGTATCCCACAGTTAACAGGTTTGTTGTGGGAAAAAATAGCTGAGTTTCAATCTCAATTAGAAGAGATTGAAGGAGTGGTCACTCATAAAGCCGGTGATGAACAAAGTAAAGAGATGAAAAAAATTCTTCCTTTGAAACATCATTTTGAAGGAGGGCTTTATACTCGTGAACTATTTATGCCACAAGGAATGATGCTTGTGAGTATGATACATCGACAACAACACCCTTCTTTTTTAGTAAAGGGAAAATTATCTTACTTGACTGACGAAGGTCAAGTAGAAATTATAGAAGCACCTCATACAGTTTTTACTCAGGTAGGAACTCAAAGAGTGTTTTATGTACACAAAGATTCAATTTGGATTTGTGTTTATAAAACTGATAAAACAAACGTAGAGGATGCAGAGAAAGAAATTTATGCAGATTCATTTATGGAACTGCCACAAGAAGTAATAAATAAAGCAGTAAAAATATGTCAGGAGTCGCAACAGGTCTTGGTTTAACAGCGTGGTTAGCTATTGGTTCTACAGCAATTGCTGCAGGTTCAGCAGGTGCCTCGTTTGCTCAAGCCGGTAAAAGTAAAAGAGCTATGAGAGACGCAGAATCAGAAGCAGAAGCTATGATGCGTACAGCTCGTAGAAGATTAGATGTAAATTATATGGAACAGTTATCAATTAAAAAAGAACCATATGAATTACAGAGAGAAGCAATGTTACAATCAGGAGCTACGGCTTTAGATGCTGCGAGAGAAGGAGACCAAAGAGGAGTTGCTGCAACGGCAGGAAGATTACAACAAGCACAAAACCAAGCGCAAGGTCAAACCCGTGCTGCTATGAGCAAAGAACAGCAAATGATTGAGATGGCTATTGCAAAAGAAGATTCAAGATTAAGAGACCTTAATGTACAATTAGATTTAGGAGAAATAGAAGGACAACAAAAAGCTGCTGCTGATGCTCAACGAGCTGCTGCTGCATCCACTCAAGCAGGTATACAGGCTGCAGGTACAGCATTACAGCAAGGGTTATCTCAAATTCCTTTATATCAACAAAACATGGCACTTCAAAAATCAGCTTTAGGAAATACACAATTGACGGCTGATGAATTTGCAGCGATAGGAAACGTATCGAAAGGTATGGGTGAAGCAGGGACTGATGGATTTACAAATTTAGATTTAACCACGATTCCGGGTATGTCTAACAAAGAGTTTAGACAATTTAAAAGAGGTTTAACTAACGAGCAATCAGCTCTGTTATTTGGAAGTCAATCTTTTCAAGACCAATATGCTTTAGGTTTGTCGGCAAATAATACTTTATCTGCTGCACGAAATTTTGACCCAACCACACAAGTTGATACTACAGTTGAGTCAGCAGTTGTAGATGGAACTCCAACAAAGGATTTAACCATAACAAATACTAATGAGGTAAAAATGGCTAGACTACAAGAGCTTATGAATAAAATGAGTTTTGGTGGTGGGTTAACACTAGAGGAACAAACAGAGTTAGCTGCTTTAAGAAATTCTATAAATTAAAATTAGTATGAGCAAATTTGGATATGTAAGAAGAGAAGCAACCGAACAAGTAGATTGGGGTGCAGTAGCTACACAGTTTACCACAATATTAAATGAAGAAGCAAAGTCAAGAGAAAACCAAAAAGCTGAAATTGACAAGGCTTCTAGAGAGATGGTGGAAACATTACAGAATGCTCCAACCGGAGACTATGTAGATGGAAATACTTTTATAGCTGACTATGCTTCTTCTGCACAGCAAGTTCTACTTACACAAGACAGACTTTTAAGACAAGGTATTTTAAAACCTAGAGAATATTCTATAGTTAGAGCCAATCTTAATGACTCAAACAAGC